GCGCATCAGGCGCGACAGCGACGACGCCGAGACTGACATCGGCTTTGACAGCTCAGGCGACCTCGACACGGCAGCTATTGCCAGCCATTGCGGCAGCGCTAACGGCTACGTAGTCACGTGGTATGACCAAAGCGGCAACAGCAACAACGCCACGCAGAGCACGGCAGGCAGCCAGCCGCAGATTTACAACGGCACGGCGGTCATAACGGATAACGGAAAGCCATGCCTAAAATTTGCTAGCGACTACTTCAGCGCCGGCGACGTTGTGGACGCCTCAAATGGTGACATCTGTGCTTTTTTGGTAGTTAACCCAGACAGCTCTACGCCTACTTTTGGTCCCTATGTCAGCAAAACAGTTGCTGCCGATGCGCAACACCGTTGGGAGTTTAGCCCTGATCGTAGCAACTACGACGGCATTGGTGCGCCTAATCAAATAACGGGCTATGAACTGAACCAACAGCACGCGGCGACGTTCTTAGGCATTGGTAGTAGTGCTTTAACAGCATTTCAAGACGGCACTCAAGTTGCGACTCGTTCGCTTGCCGGTGCCAGTGAATTAGCGGACAGCAATCACCACATGTTGATTGGTGGCTACGGCGACAGCTCAGGCACAGGTGGTGCAGTTTATACGTACATCGGCAATATTCAGGAGTGTATTCTTTATACTGCTGACGAAAGCAGCAACCGCACCGGCATCGAGTCTAACATTGACACGTATTACAGCATTACATGAGCACCGTTTACCTCCCCGTAACGCCGCGCTTGAACCTGACGAGCGAGCAACGCGCCCGCGGCATCAGCCAAGAGCTGTACAACCTGAAGGTGCCCAAGCACTTGCACGAGCCGGGGCGCGTAACAACTGAGCTGCTTGGCCTCATCGAGCACCCGACGACGGGTCAGTGGGCATGCGTTGGCGACACTACGCTGGCGATTGCGGTGCACCCACAGCGCGACGTGACTGCCTTGGTGTCGTTGTTCCCGCAGCTTAGCGCTGACGAGCGCAGCGCGATGACGTACTACATCGCTACCAACGAGGTTGTGTACTTCCAGTACCTCATGCCGAGCGATGCGGAACAGCTGACAGAAGAAGAAGCGGAAGCGGATGGCTGGTTCGGCGACAGTCTGTAACTTGAGTCTATGGATTTCTTCCTCGATAACTGGGCAGAGCTGCTGCTGGCATTTATGGTGTTTGCCAAGGTGGTGGTGAACCTGACGCCGAGCGTCAAGGACGACCGCGTATTTGCTTACGTGGACTTGCTGCTCAATGCGATCATCGCAAACAACACAAAAGAACAACAGAAATAATGGCCATTCTTAACGGCACAGTCTTCCTGCTCAAGATTGGCGGGACCGCTCTCCCAGATCAGACCGAGGGCAGCATTAGCATCAACATGGAAACGCGTGACATCACGACCAAGGACAGCAGCGGTTACCGCGAGTTGTTGGAGGGCGTGCGGTCTGGCAGCATCTCTGTCAGCGGTCTTGTAGACGACGACGGTGCAGGCGGTGCCGGTGGCGTTCTGTTTGCTGACCTAAACAGCCGCACGGCGCAAACCATCGTGTTTGGTTTTGACGACGCCTCAGACGATTACAATTATTCCTGCTCTGCCTTTTGCACCAGCTTGGAAGTTGGCGGCGGCACTGAGGACAACGTGACTTACAGCGCCACGTTTGAGATTACCGGCGCCATTACTGAGACTGTTCAGTAATGAAGCTGACTCTTAGCGGCAAGGAGTTCACCTTGCGGTGCGACATGCGTGCGCTGGCTGCGGCCAAGCGTGAGGCAGGCATTGACATTGGCAAACTGCAAGACGACGTTATCGAGATTGGCACGCTGGTGTACTTTATGGCACAGTCAGGTGCCAAGCACGCTGGCATCCCGTTTGACTATGATGTCGACGACTTCCTTGGGCTCATTGAAATCAGCGACCTCGAACCACTTGCTGAAGCTGTCGGGTTGCTCATGACCGGCGGCGACACAAAAAAAAAGTGAAGGCGAGCCGCTGACCTTTGACAGGTGTATGCAGATAGGGCTGGGCCAATTGCGGTTCAGCCCTTCTGTGTTTTATGACATGACGTTCGAGGAGTTTTGTGCCGCGGCTGTAGGCATGAACGACCAAGAACAACAGAGGCAGCAGATGGAGTGGGAGCGCACCAGGTGGTTAGCGGCGTTGTCACTGGCACCGCATAGCAAGAAGGGGCAACGCATCAAGCCCACCGACCTCTGTATCTTCCCATGGGAGAAGAAGAAGAAGAACAAGGGCAACAACAAGCTGTTGGCCAACGCCCTGCGAAACATGAACCATGGCAAAACTGAAAGACCTAAAGGTTACAATAGGCATAAATAAAAAGGGCCTGACCAAGCTCAACAGCGACCTGCGGCGGACTAAGTCCAACTTTCGCCGCAACTTCGGTGAGATTTCTGCCCTTGCTGACCGCGTAGGCACGGCCATCATCGGTGGCGTGGTGGCTGGCATGACTGCCGTGATCAAGGCCGGTGCAGATATGCAGCGCGTCGAAGTCGGCTTCCGTTCCATCATGGGCAGCGCAGAGGGCGCTTCGCAGATGGTCGACAAGCTGAACCAGTTTACAGCTTCGACACCGTACCGGCTCGAGGAGGTAGCGCGATCGGCGCGGCAACTAATTGCTGTAGGAACCGGCGTCGACGATGTCAACGACCGACTGCGCATGCTGGGCGACATTGCCGCGGCATCAGGCAACAGCATCAGTGACATTGCTGCAGCCTTTGCGAAGGTGCAGGCCAAGGGTAAGGTTGAGCTAGAGAACCTAAACCAGCTGGCAGAGCGTGGCATACCCATCTTCGACGAGCTGCGCAAGGTCACCGGCGATGCGAATATGGAGTTTGGTGCTGGCTCTGTGACAGTTGAGCAATACAACCAGGCGCTGGCTAACATGGCCGCTGAAGGTGGTTTTGCCAATGACGCCATGGCCAACCTGTCGGAGACGGTCAGCGGCAAGTTCAGCACGGCCATGGACAACTTGACGATGGCCCTAGGCAAGTTTGCGGAAAAGTCAGGGCTGCTGGCTGCGGTAACGGATGTTCTGGACGACACGACGCGCATGCTTGGCCGGTTCAGCACAAGCAATGATGACGCCAATGCATCCATGGCGCGGTCAGAGGAGTTGCTGGAGAAGCTGAGCAAGGCACACAAGGGCAACGCCGAAGCGTTGTCTATTGAAGCGGACGAAGCTAAGACTGCAGCCCTTGCACTCGACAAAATTTTAGGCACTGAGGAGAGCGCCTTGGCCTTGGCTAAGGCTACTGAGGTAGCTAACCAAGCATGGAATACCTACATGGATAGCTTGACGTCAGCGACTACGCTGGCTGACGCTCCTGTGGCGGCACCGGTAGAGACGGTGACCGAGGTGGTCAAGGCTAAGAAGGAACTGATTGACGTCGAGCGGTCGCACATGCAACAGCTTGGTAAGGTTGCCGCGCTACAGACAGATACCGCGGTAAATACACTGGCCGCAGTGCATGCAAATCACAAGCTAAAGGGCAGCTATGAGGAGGTGAACACCGTTGTGCAAAAGACCAATAGCCTGTTTGCGCAGTTGCCTAACTTCTTTCAATCAGCGTTTACCGCAATCCTTGAGAGCACTGATACGTTTCGTGAATTCATGAACAGAACTTTGGAAGGGCTACTAAAAAAAGCGCTGGCATTGGCGGCAACGTTTGCAGTTTTGGCTGTGCTCAAGGGTGGTGCCACGGGTGTGGCTGAGGTGATGGGCGGCAAAGCAGGCTTTTTTAACTTCATGAAACAGGGCTTTGGCATACCACAGATGGCCGAAGGCGGACTTTTTACCGGCGCTTCGTTGGCCATGGTCGGCGAGGGACCAGGTACCTCAGCCATTAACCCTGAAGTCGTTGCACCGCTTGACAAGCTCCAGCAGATGATGGGCGGCGGTCACGTTACCGTCACTGGCATAATCCGCGGCAGCGACATCCTCATCAGCAACGAGCGCGCAACGCTTGACCGTAACCGTGTAAGAGGCTTCTAATGGCAGTTCGATTTTATGGCGACTTCAAGAACGATGTTGGCGACTATTTCCGCATCAACATTTATGACAACGACTACAGCGGTGGCGCTACCGAATTAAATCTTGCAACGCCCGGCTTCACGCTGACCTATGAGGGCAACAACCAAGAGCAGTACCAGCCTATCATTCCCAGCCGCTGCGACTTCACGTTTTACAACGAGGGCGGCGCGTTTGATACGTTCCTTAACTCGGTGCTACCAGCTGCCAGCGAGGCGCGCTTTCCTGTAGAGATACTGACGAATCCCGGCTTCCCCGGCTCGCAGACAGTCTTCTGGCGCGGGCTGTTGCTTACTGAGCAGACGCAGCAGATGGACGAGCCGACGCCTAGCGCTGTAAACTTCACAGCCAGCGACGATCTCGCCCAGCTTAAGCAACACACCTTCGACGAGCTCAGCAGCGCGTTAGGCGACGACGTCATCATCAAGCGGGTGCATCAGATGCTAAGCTTGACGCGCTGCAAGGGCTTGTATACTGACGCGGAGGAGTACCTACGCTATGGCGACGACTTCCAGCCTAGCGACTATACTGGTAACAATTACATCGGCGGCGCGGGTATCACTGACGTCACAATTCCAGGCACTGACCCTGTGGAATATGCTACATGCTACGACGTCCTGCGCAGCATTGCTATAAGCTTTAACGCCCGCATCTTCCAAGCTCACGGCGTGTGGTACTTCTGGCCGATGAACCTGTACCAGCGCCGCAGCGATAATGACAGCTTTGTCGATAAGCTGCACGCCCTAGCTGGTGACGGTAGCGACTACACCTGGACAGCGCTTGACCGCTCTACGTTCTATAGCAACCTGTTGAACACGAACGGCACTGTCATTCAGAAGATGGCTGGCAACACTATCGAGTACAGCCCACCAGTAAAACGCGTAGACCGCCAGCGCATTACGCAGCTCGGCGAGTATCTATTTCAAGAAAACACTGGGTTCATTACCATTGACAACAGCACGAATGACATCGTTTTTGCTGACGACGATAGGACATATTTTGCAGGCAGCACGCACCTCATCACGCTCGATTACAACATTGACATTGCAGCTGTCAGCGCCTCGCCGAACAACTTGACTAATTACCACGAGGTAAAAGCTAACCTGCTTATCAAGTTCGGCGATCAGTATTACAGCAATGCGGGCTTCACCAGCTTGGCGCAGGTACGCACGGTGAGCCTAGGCAACTATTACAAGAGCCAAGGCTTTGAAGACATCAACAGCGTCAGCGTGCAGGTGCCTGCGCTAGTCGACGACGAGGTCGGGCTGGATGTTACGCTCAACGTCATTGTAACTGACGGCGACGGCACCAACATTACCGACAGCCTGCCGACGCACAACGAGCTGTTTATCCTGCGCATCTTCGCAGGTGACAGCGCTGACACCGTCGGCGATGAGGTTGTTTTTAGCTCAGAGACGAGCTTGGACAACCAGGTTATACTGAAGCAAGACAACGTCATAACGGGCAACGTGCTAATCGGCTACGGCACCGGCTCCAATGCTGAATACTATAATGGCAGCTTTACTGGCACTGGCTTAGACCACACAGACTGGGTAAGCAGCCAGAGCACAGCGGGCTATTCGCTCCACCGCTTAGGTGTGCGTGAGATTATGTTTAACGTGCAGCTGCCTCACAAGATTCGGCAAGGCGGCTTTTACGTCGATAGCTCGGTCAACTTCCTTTGGCTGTATGACATGATTGTGGAAAGCAGTGAGCACCACGTTATGCATGAAATGAGCTACAGCGCCAACGATAGCGAATACACTATCGAGCGCTTCCAGCTAAACCAGGATACCACTAACCTTAGCTTTCGCACTGACCAGGTCGTGACCAACAACCCTCGCGATCGCTTCGCGCCATCTGGCACTAGCATCAACAACCGCGTTACAAGCGCACTAGATCAGCGCTTTCGCCATAGCTCTGCGCAGTTCTACAACGTTATTGAGCTAGAGCACGAAGCTGGCGACACCTATCAGATAGACACTGACGACAGCAACGGGTTTATCTACTTCAACAAATGGATTGACACGGGCACTGGCACCAGCACAGTCTACTTGCCAAAGGTTGCAGAGAACGAGGGTCGGCTGTTCCGCTTTAAGTCTGACGGCTCTATTGCAGCAAACAAGACATACCAAGTGTATCCGTATAGCACTGACTCCACAGCTGGTGTGCGTATCGATGGCAATAACTTATATCGAGCGGGCCGCCCTTATGATGGTGTGACGCTGTTGTGCCACGATGGACAATGGTATATTATTCAGCGCAAGGAAAAGTGAGGCAGATAAACAAGGTAATCCTGCATTGCAGTGCAACGCGGGAGGGTGACGATATTGATGCAGCGGATATCCGCGCTTGGCACACTTCACCTCCACGGAATTGGTCAGACATAGGCTACCACTACGTCATAAAGCTCGACGGCACCATACAGAGTGGTCGACCGTTGACAAGGGCCGGCGCTCACGTGCGCGGCGAAAACAAAGACAGTATAGGCGTCTGCTACGTCGGCGGACTCGACGCCAGCGGCCACCCCAAGAACACCCTTACACCTGAACAGCGCAGCAGCATTAAGCGCCTGTGCCGTGCCTTAGTCATTGCACTTAACCAGCCTTTATACCTCCATGGCCACCGCGAATACAGCACGAAGGCTTGCCCGTCGTTTGAGGTCGCGGAAGTCTTCGGCAGCCTCCAATGCTGGATGGCATGCCCTGACGTCAGCGCTTGAGAACAAGGGCGACCTCAGGCGGTGGTCAACTAAAAACACTGCGGGCGGTCTCATCGTCACCACAGCTTGTGAGCAGATCGTAGTGCACGGCCTTAGCTGGCAAGCAGTTGCGCTGTGTTTGGTAGGCATACTACCACTTGCCTTGAGTATGTTTGAACGGTGAACGACGGGGCAGACATAGTGGCATTGAATGTGGCATGGCTAGGCTGGGAACTGGCCCGTTGGCAAGACGTCATTGACTGGACGCTGAGCCTTGCAGGTGCATGCACGCTGCTTGCTATAAACGTCGTCAGGCTGACTAAGATGCTCCGTCAACGTCGCGATGTTGACAACCACGACGGAAAATAATTTTTTTCCCCTGAGAGATTGACGTACTTGGCACCACACAAAATCCAAGTACATGTCTCAAGACATCTTCAAATTTCTGCAGGAGTCCAACAGTGCGGCTTCTGACTACGTCAAGTTTCAAGACGGCGACAAGCGCCACCTGCGCATCCTAAGCAAACCAATCACCGGCCACGAGGTCTTTGTAGACGGCAAGCCGGTACGATGGGAGCCAGACGTGCCCCGACCCGAACACGCTGTGAGCGACGAGCGACCTAAGAAGTTCGTGGCGTTCATTGTTTTCGAGTACGACCACGACAACAACGGCGGCGCTGTTAAAGTGTGGTCATTCTCTCAACGCACTATCATTGACCAAATGGCGATGCTGTTTAAAGAGCAGCACTGGACTACGTTCGAGCTGGTGGTGACCCGCGTGGGCAAGGGCCTTGACACCAAGTACAACGTCACCGGCATCCAGTCGCCTATCGAGGACAACTTGGTCGCGTTTGCAGCTAAGGCAGAAGACTACATTGACCTGTCCAACCTGTATACGAGCGAGTCGCCCTTTCTGCAGGATCTGCCGGCACTGAGCATTGCGAAGCCTAAGTCTAAGACCAATGACCTTCCCTTCTAAGACATGGCAGGCACAAAGAGACCGGCGCGTAGAATCCATAGAGGACTACAGGAAGCGCGTAGCGATGGCCAAAGCAGCACACCGCGCGTCGAGGCGGTGGGTGAAGTCCCGCGAGGCACTGAGTACCATGCAATACTTAAGCTGGCACTTCCACAAACCGCAACTATAACAGACACCATGTATACAGCAGAGCAAGCCGAGCGCATCACGCGACTGCGGCACGAGCGCTGGAACCTGTTGGCACGCTTTGGTGAGAAGCACGGCAATCAAGATGCAGAGTGGTCAAGGCTAAACCAGCGCATGGCGCAGGTCACGAAGGAGCTGTATGAACTCACAGGCCACGAGATATACAATGGATAAGCATACCACTTTACCACTGTCCTTTAGTAGCCTCAAGGCGTTCGCACGGTCGCCGCTGGCGTTCATCGAGTACAAGACGAACAAGAAGGAGCCTACGCCGGCCATGCGTTTTGGTACGCTGGTGCACCGCGCTATCCTAGAGCCAGAGAAGTACAGCACTACGGTGGCAATCTTCGAAGGCCAGCGCCGCGGCAACGCCTGGAAAGACTTCCAAGCAGAGAACGCAGGCAAGGACATCGTAACGGCTACTGAGGCCATGACGATCCGCCAGCTTGCGTACCGCGTCGAGGAGCACCCTTACGCGGGCGCCATGCTTAAGCAGTGCACCAAGTTTGAAGAGCCGTTCACGATTGAGCAGTGCGGCATACCGCACCGCGGCATCATCGACGGCCTAGGCGATTGGTTCATGCTAGACCTGAAGACTACGCAGGACGTAAGCCACAACTCACTGCAGCGCACCATATGGCAGCAGAAGTATTACATGCAAGCGGCCATCTACCAACGCGCTGCTACGCTGATGGGCCGCGACCTTGAGGCGTACTTTATCGTTGCTGTAGAGTCCAACCCACCGCACCACGTGCAGGTTGTAGAGCTGGAGCCGCATTACATCGCCCGCGGTCATATCGAGTGGGAAAACCTGCTGGACCAATGGAAACGTTGGGATGGCTCTGTGCAGCATAACTCTGACCCTGACGACGAGGCAGGGTGGCAAATGGATGCGCCATCATGGGTGCCAGCGTTGGATTTGCTGTAATGGATATCGTAACATATTGCAACAACATTGCACAGTGTCACAGTTTAGGTGAAACCAGTGGCGTTTATGTCATAGAGTACGCGAACAATGAGTTTTACGTAGGTGAAACAGAGAATGTAAAACGACGATTCGTACAGCATATAGGCCAATGGAAAAAGCAGCGACACACGCCGCAAAATCAAAAAGCATTCAACGCCTCACATCGAATTAAATACCCTATTCAATTTCACGTAATAGAGTGTGATGAACGCCATAGGAAGGCACTAGAAAAGGAGTTGCTGAAAGGTCGAGGATTGAACTGCACAAACAAGCGGTATGAGTCATATGACTGGAATGAGCGGCAGGCAGCTGATACCTTAAAAAAGAGCGTGAAAGAGGTGTTGCCAAAACGTGTGGCGGACCTCATAAGTGTAGCGCACAACATATACTGGAACGGTGTGTGGCATAACAACCCGGCAAGTGCGCTTCGTGGGAGTACGCTGCAGATTAAGACGTTTACATATGTGCAACGTGTACAACGTAACCCCAGGTGGAAGAAGAATGAGTGGTGGTGGATGTCGCCACATTTTGAGGTGACAAGTGACGCTGAGTGGCATGAATTATGGGCCAGCCATCCATGTGCAGGTAAACATGGCTTAGATCAAAGTGAACGCGATTGGTTGTGCATTGAAAAATTGCAGCAATGTCAATTGACACATGACCACAATATGTGGAACGACTTGATTCTGTACTATTTAAACACGAAGCACAATGAGCTACTTCTCGGTAAGAAACATTGGCACTGCGTGGACGCATGTAGATTGGTTTATGATCAACGCAAGGGACAAAGGCAAGCGATTTGAACTGAAGATTGCGAAGGTGTGGCAACGGCTCTTCGGGGGAGAGCCTGAGCGCACGAGCTACGCAAGCAAGAAGTTGGACGACATGGGCGTGGACCTTACGGACACCGACCCGTTCAACATTCAGTGTAAGGCGGTGGAATCGAGTATCAACTACCACGCGATACTTGAGCGCATGCCGCACGGCAGGAACGTGAACCTGATCGTGCACAAGCGCAACCACCAGCCTGTCGTCGCTGCCATGTACCTCGAAGATCTACTCGAACTGCTGCAGAGCATGAAACGGGAGGGCATCCTGTGAGCGACGTATTGAAGGTGGTATTCGTGTGTGAGGCACTAGCCGAGCGCGAGGTGTGGTACGTCTCTGATCGTCACCAAGCCAAGCGCATGGTACGGCACTACATCACTAGCCCAAGCGGGAAGGTGTTGGCCAAGTACAAGCACAACGCATACCAGGTCGAGATACGCGAGATGTTCAAGACCACACACGAGGTGTACTACGACGTGGTCACCTCTTGGGGCCGTGACTAATGCCACGTAAGCACATCCTGATACCGATGCACATATGGGAACTGAAGGACACCAACGTGACCGAGCGCTTGGTGGCTTCAGTTGTTTATGGCTACACGAAGCAGGGCAACCCTTGCTTCATGACAAACACCGGCTTTGCGAAGCTGCTGCGCATATCGAAACGCAGCGCACAGAGAGCCGTCAACGCACTACTCGACAAGGGCCATTTAGAGGCCGTGGAGGGTAGCCAAACGCGACACCTAACGTGTCGTCTTTGTCTAGGGGGGGTAGACACCAGTGTCCAGGGGGGGGAGACACCAGTGTCTACCCGTAATAAAGAACTTAATAGAGATTCTAAAGAAGAACATAATAAGATGGATGATTTGAAGAAGCCATTTCATTGGCAGCAAGTGCGGGACTACTTCCGCTGGATCAACGACAACGAGCGCACGCACCACGGCAGTCATTTGGTGAGCTGGGCGCAGGACTTCTACACCTACTACGACGCCCGCGGGTGGAAGAACAAGAGCGGGGAGATTAGGCAGTGGAAGCCAGTGGCGCAGGCGTGGTATCGCAGGAACGCCAAGAACGTGCCTCAGAGGGCCGTACAGCGACGCGACGAGGAGCAGGTAAGGCGAGATATAGCGTGGCACCGTAGACGCGCAGAAGCGTGGTCTAATGACCCGCAGAAGGAACA